AAGCAAATAGTACAAGGAAGTACTATATCTTTCAGTCCAGCAAAAGTAAGTGTTGGAGTGGAAACAACCGCCGATATTGGCACAATTAAAAAGAGAGTTACGGGAGAGTAATAGTTATGGCAAAAGTAGAACCAATCAAATTCACAGAAGAAGAATTAGGACAATTAAAAACATTAAGAACAAAATATGCAGAAATCTCACATGAGTTGGGACAATTGCATTTGAATCAACACGCAATCAATAAAAGAAGAAATGAATTAGAGTCTAATGTAGACGGAATTCAAGACTCAGAAAGAATTCTTGCGGCTGATTTAAAGAAAAAATATGGAGAAGGCAGTATAGATATAGATACTGGAGTGTTTATACCTGCTAAATAAAACACTTTGGTTGTTTTGATTTATATTTATATATTGAAAACACGATTAATTTATTGTAATTAGGAGAGAAATTAAATGGCTGAAAAAATAATAAGCCCAGGAGTATTTACTAGGGAGAATGACTTTTCATTCGTATCGCAAGGTGTCGCTGAGATTGGTGGTGCTTTAGTAGGACCAACAGTTAAAGGTCCAGTAGAAGTGCCGACAGTGGTAACATCTTATTCCGAATTTGAGAGCATCTTCGGAGGTTCTTTTGAAAGTGGAAGTACACAACATGAATACATAACTTCACTAGCAGCAGAAGAATACTTGAGACACTCAAATACATTAACTATTGTTAGAGTATCTAATGGAACTTATACAGCAGCAACATCTTCTGTTTCAGCTTCTGTTAATTCATCACCATCATTCAAGATCAAAACGATCGGTGAAGGAACTGTAATGAATAGTGGTATATTGGGTGGAGCTAACTCTGAAACTGGAGCAGGAATGCTTACATCGGGATCAGAAAACAATGTTAGATGGGAAACTTCAAGTAGAAATCTAAGTAAAGGTACATTCACTTTAACGGTTAGACGTGGTGATGATAGTACTGCTAAAAAAGTAATTTTAGAACAATTCACAAATGTATCACTTGATCCAAATTCTCAAAACTATGTTGGGAAAGTGGTTGGAACTCAATACGCACAATACGACTCGTCAGGGAAGTATGTGAAGTATTTAGGTTCTTATCCAAACAAATCAAAATACATTTACATTGATGAATCTTCAATTCTTGACACTGCAAATTGGTATGATGCTGATGGTGGTGTAAGAGTAGCAGATGCTTCTGGTTCAATACCAGCAGACGGTTCAGGAAGTTTTGCAGGAGCAACTGGAGCACATGCAGATGGAGCACTAATGAATGAAAACATTGGAACAGTATCACAAGGTATCGCAGTAGGAGATTACACAGTAGCATTTGAGTTGTTATCTAATACAGATGAATATGATATCAACATGGTGATGGCACCTGGTATCAATGACACACAACACGGTGGAGCAACTGCTAAAATGATGGACATGGCTGAAACAAGAGGAGATTGTATAGCAATCGTTGATCCAGTTGGATTCGGTTCTACACCAACAACTGCAGCAGCAGTATCAGAAGCAGAAAACAATTCTTACGCAGCAATGTACTGGCCTTGGGTTCAGGTTAATTCTGCAAGAACTGGAAAGAATGTTTGGGTACCAGCATCAACTGTAATAGGTGGAGTGCTTGCATTCAACGATTCAGTATCAGCTGAATGGTATGCACCAGCAGGTTTAAACAGAGGTGGAATTGCTTCAGCTATCAGAGCAGAAAGAAAACTATCTCGTGCAGACAGAGACATTATGTATGAAGCAAGATTGAATCCATTAGCAACATTCCCTGGTGAAGGTGTAGTTGTATGGGGACAAAAAACTCTACAAAAAAGAACTACTGCTTTAGACAGAGTAAACGTAAGAAGATTATTAATTAACCTCAAGAAATTTATTGCATCAACATCTAAGTATTTAGTGTTCGAAAATAATACTGACGCTACAAGACAAAGATTCTTAGCTGCTGTTAACCCTTACATGGAATCAGTACAACAGAATAATGGTCTTTATGCTTTCAAAGTAATTATGGACGATACTAATAATACTCCGGACGTAATCGACAGAAACATCATGAAGGGTGATATTTATATCCAGCCGGCTAAAGCAGCTGAGTTCATTGTTGTTGACTTCAACATTATGCCAACTGGTGCAACTTTCGGTGAATAAGAATAGATAGTAAAAACGAGAAAAAGAAATGGCGAATTTAATAGATCCAAACGAATTAATGTTTAAGAAGTTTCAACCAAAAACACAAAATAGGTTTATTTTGACTGTAGCTGGTATTCCTTCTTTTATGATTAAGAAAGCAGCAAGACCAAACATCAAAATTAACCCAATAACTTTGGACCACATGAATACTTCAAGAAAGATTCAAGGTAAAGCAGTTTGGGAAGCAGTAAACATTACTTTGTATGATCCAATCGTACCTTCTGCAGCTCAAGCTACTATGGAGTGGATTAGATTAGGATATGAGTCTGTTACTGGTAGAGCAGGATATGCTGACTTGTACAAGAAAGACGTTACTATCCAAATCTTAGGCCCAATTGGTGATAAGGTTGAGGAGTGGGAACTAAAAGGTGCATTCCCAGTGGGTATCACAGGAGGAGATTTAGATTGGACTTCTGATGCTATCATGGAAATGTCTATCGATTTAGAATACGACTACGCAATATTACACTACTAATACTGTAACAAATATTAAAAAGGTCCTTTCATTAACAATATGGAAGGATCTTTTTTTGTTTGCATATATTTATATCATATAGAAATAGTTTTAAGAATACAAAAAGGAGAGTTATAATATGTCAGAAAAATTGACCGACAACGAATTAAAAGAAAAACTTATCAAACAATCGGAAATCAAGGAAGTAAAGGAAAACAAATTCCCAACTGAAATTATTGATCTTCCATCAAAAGGATTATTATATCCTGAGAACAATCCATTATCATCGGGTAAAGTTGAAATGAAATACATGACTGCTAAAGAAGAAGATATTTTAGCATCACAGAATCTTATACAAAAAGGAGTAGTATTAGATAAATTGTTTCAGTCACTGATAGTATCTAATGGAGAAGGTAAGGCAATCAATTATGGTGACATATTAACTGGTGACAAAGATGCTGTGATGGTTGCAGCTAGAGTTTTAGGTTACGGTAAAGACTACTCTGTAATGATACAAGATCCATTTGATGGTACAAATGAACAAGAAGTGAATATTGATCTTACTGAAATTGAAAACAAAATGATTGATGAATCTAAAATTCAAACTCCAAATACAAATGAATTTGAATTCACTCTTCCTATATCTAAAAAACTAATTAAATTTAGAATTCCAACTCACTCTACTGAAATGTCTATTGATAAAGAATTAAAAGCAAAAGCTAAGGTAGCTGGTGCAGACAAGTCTATCGACAGAACATTAACAACTAGAATGAAGCATATGATATTGTCTATAGATGGAGAGGACGATAGAAACAAAATATCAGGATTTGTTAACAATGAATTCTTAGCTCAAGACTCAAGAGCATTCAGAAAATGTGTTGAAGATATTATGCCAGGAGTTAAGTTAGAATTCAATTTCGAAAGTAATACAACAGCTGAAGAACAAGTAATACCTATTCCAATCAATCTTCAGTTTTTTTGGCCAGGGGCGTAATTACCGTCCCCAACTACACAAAGAGATATGGGCTCTAATATTCCATGGCAAAGGAGGTTTCACACATTCGGAAGTATATAATATGCCGATATGGATGAGACGTTACTATATAAGACAAATCTCAGATTACAACGAAGAACTTAACAAAGCACAGGCAGCGGCTAGAAGAGGATAACTAAGTTAATTGTCATCTCTTTTGATTCTTCTTTATATTTATAAGAAACATATCAAGAGAATTTTATGAAAAATTTAAAAGAAGGAAAACAAAGACTTGTTGAAGGATTACTAGATTTTATATGGAAGAAATCTGTTGCAGGGAAAGAGAGAGCCTTAGTAGCTATGTATGATCACGATCCAGAAGTCGCAGCAGCAATCAAAGACCTTAACAAATCAAAGGATGGACTGCTTTCAGCAATAGAAAAATCTAAAGCTCTTAGAAATTCTAAGTAGGAGTAATCTATGGCGTTCGGCGAATCAAATACTCAAAAATTTCAATTCAAGCAACAGATGGATGCTCGACGTGCTGCAAAGCAGGAGTTGAAGGATATCAAAGAGAATGAACAAGAAAGACAGAAAAACGAAGAAGCCAGATTAAAAAGGTATGAACAAAGAGTGGCTGATCAAGAAGCAATAGTCAAGTCATTCAAAGAGGGTACCGAAGAAAGAGAAAAAGCTGAACAAAAGTTAGAAAGAATGCATAAGCTCAATGCAAACAACGAGCAAAAATACATAAAGAAACGATCTGAACTATCCTCCGCCTCAGTTGTTATTGAGAAAGAACGAGCTAAGATTACTGGGAACATAACCAAAGTACTTGAAAAGCAAAAGGAAGTTAGTACAGAAATTGCAGGGGAGATGACTGGTCTTCAAAGCAAATTCAATGGACTTATAGAAAGTCTTCCATTCGGAAACATAATATCAAAACAAGCTGGACTTGGAAAGATGTTAGAACAAACCACAGATGCTGTTGCAGGATCACTTCAAAGATCTTTCCTAGCTGGAGAGTCAGGAGTTGTTGCTTTTGCTCGAGCAGGAAAGGTTGCGATGAGAGGATTCGGGATGGCGGTTAAAATGGCTATGGGACCTTTATTGATTATAGGATTGATAGTGGCTGCAATCATTATGTTGGTTAAACATATGATCAAAGCAACCAATCAAGCAAGAATGTTCAGTAAAGAACTTGGTGTAGCTAACGCAGAGGGACAAAGACTTCAACAACAATTTGGAACATTCCACGCAGAACAAGGAATCAAAACTGTTGGAGCAATGAACGAGCAATTGGGATATAGTGTAAGACTAACTCAAGAATCAGTAGATGCAATGAATGTATTCAATACATACAATTCAATGAGTGCTGAAAACTTAGGTAAGGTTGCTGCCAATGCAGAATTGGTTGGATCCAACTTTGCCGAAGTAGGAATGATGGCAAAAGAATTTGCTACTGAAACAACCGGTGAATTAGATATACTGAAAGAAATAGCAAGTTTATCAAAAGACACAGTTGGTCATTTTGCCGGAAGAACTAAGGAGATGGTTAGACAAGCTAAGCTAGCCAAAGAGATGAATATTTCTTTAGAGAAAACTATGCAGGTGTCTAAAGGTTTATTGGACATAGAGTCTTCTATCGAAGCAGAAATGACTGCACGATTACTGACTGGGAAAGATCTTAATTTCGATGCAGCAAGACAATTGGCATTACAAGGAGATTCAGCTGGGGCAGTTAAAGAAATCACAGATCAAGTTGGATCATTAGAAGGAATGGATATGATTCAGTTGGATGCATTAGCATCAGCCACTGGATTATCGGTTGGTGAATTACAAGGAACAGCAGCTAAATCTGATGCATTGGACAATGGAACACTTATGGAAGCTGCCTCTGCAACAACAGAGATGCGAGATGTAATGAAGCAAATAAGAGATGGTTTCATGCAGAAGTTAAGTAACTTGATGGATAAAATTATTAGTAATCCGATAGTTCAAAAGATACTTGACTTCATCATAAACAACATAGAAGTAATATTGATAGCTATGGCGGCATCATTAGTAATAATTGCTGCGGTTAACACAGTGAAGATGTTTGGAAGATTGGGAAGAGATATTTCAAGAGGATTCAAAGGATTAGGAAAAACGTTCAGCAAAGGAAACAAAGTAACAACTAAAGCAATATCTAATGTATCCAAAAATGTTGCAAAATCTACACCAACTATAACCAAAGTTGTTAAATCATCTGCAGCTGCAACTACGAACGCGTTAGGTGGTGCAATGGGGAAAGGATTCAAATCTATTGGAGGCAAGGCTCCTAGCTTTATGGGTAAAGTAATGAATTTCGGAAAGAATGTTATTAAAAAAGGTGGACAAGCTATTAGTGCAACTAAAGATTTTGTAGTAGATAAAGGATCTAAAGTTGTTAGCAAAGTAAAAGAAATGTCTCCTAAAAATATGTTTGGAAACTTATTCAAAGGAAAAACATTTGGAGTAATAAAAAAATTCTTGAAGGGTTCTGGTATATTGAATGTTCTACTAGAACTTGCAGAAGTGGGAATGATAATGGCTACAGATATGCCAAAGAGAGAAAAATCAAGAGAATTAGTTAGAGCTGGATCATCAGTTATTGGTTCTTTGATGGGAGGTGGATTAGGTTCATTACTTGGACCAGCTGGAACTTTCCTTGGATCGATTGGAGGAAGTTTATTGGGTAACTGGGTAGGAAGTATGCCAGCGGTCCAAGATGCATTAGCTCCATTCATAGAAGGTTTACTACCTGATGATAATGGAATGGCTGATGACTTCATTGTACAAGACAACAAGTTAACCAAATTCAGAAAAGATGATATAATCATAGGTGGTACCAATATAGGAGGAGGCGATCAGGATTCAAAAATAGTTGAAAGACTAGATACATTGATAGAGTTGATGATGGCAGGAAAAGTAATTGAAATGGATGGTATCAAAGTAGCTGAAGCAATGGCACTTAACAATCTAGATGTAGGAGTAGCTTAATGAAAACATTGCAAGCATTTAATCCCAAGTCTATACTTGAATACTATGAGTCGAATAAAGACAAAGTTAATGAGCCAGTAGTTAGCGAGAAGCATACAGACTATCTTGGTAAAAGTATGTTCGATTACACTGGAAAAAAGTGGAACATTGGAAACAGATACGGAGACAATCAATATAACCGAAAGGATGAAGTTAAAAGTAGATT